TGGGAATATAGATGTTACAGGAAGCATTACTCATGATATGCCAGTATTTTCAGCAACCAACACATCTAACAATACTATATCTGATAATGTATGGACTAAAGTAATTTTTGATAATGAGTTGATAGATACACATAATGCATTTGATACTACTAATTACAAATTTGTTGTTCCAAGCGGTCAAGGTGGAACATATCAGCTTCTTGCTAGAGTAAGGCATGATAGTGGAACTGCTGCTAACTTATTAACCTCTCAAGCTGCATTTTATTTTAATACAAACAGATTAAGAGTACATTATTTTAATGCTGATGGAAATCCATTAGACTCATACGCTCATTCATTTCAAACTATTGTGAATTTAAATGCTGGCGATGAAGTGGAGGTATATTCACTTTGCAATGCAGTTTCAGGTTCACCTATTGTTAATAGTGGTATTTATTACATTGAATTTTCAGGACACAGAATAGTATGAGTACAGTAAAATCAAAGAAACTACAAGTCGGAACAGATGCTACAGCTAGCAATAACTTTACCATCTATCAACCAGCAACACCTGATGGTACATTAAGGATTGGTGTAGGTAATGCAGATAGTCCTACAGAGGTGGGTAAGTTTGATAGCAAGGGTTATGTAGCAACTAATGCACCAGCGTTTAGTGCTTATTCAAATTCAACAGCAAGTGTTTCAAGTGCAACATGGACAAAAGTTCCAGTTAATGTAGAAGAATTTGATGCAACAAATGCTTACGATAGTTCTACAAATTATAGATTTACACCTACTGTAGAAGGATACTATCAAATTAATGGTCAAGTAAATATAAGCAGTTCAACCACAACTAGATTATTATGTGCTATTAGAAAAAATGGTTCTGAATTTAAGTTAGGTATAGATTTAGCAACAATAGGAAATAGAGTAAATGTATCTTCTTTAATATATATGAATGGTACAACAGATTATGTAGAATTATGGGTTTATGTAACAGGAACAAGTTTAACATTTACAGGTTCTGGACAATCAGATAAATATTTTAATGGTTTCCTAGCGAAGGCAGTATAATTTAATAAGGATAAAACATGACACTTTACGAAAAGATAACAACACTTTACCCAGACTTAACTGATGCAGACTTTGCACCTGAAGGTACAATCATGCTTCAGAATGACAGCGATGGTAAAGGTGACTACATCAGAGAATGGAATCACCCTACTATAACACAACCAACTCAACAGGAACTAGACGGAGTTCAATAATGACTGTAAGCGTAAAAGCACCTACCAGTACCACAGGTTCAATCCAGTTAAATGGAAGTGATGTACTGACCATTGATAGTAGTGGTAACTTAACAACACCTAACAACTTAACTGCTAATGGTAGCATTACAGGTGATGGTTCTGGTTTGACAGGGATACCAGCTGCTAATTTAACTGGCACACTTCCAGCTCTTGATGGTAGTAATCTAACAGGGATAAGTGCTGGTGCTTGGGAATTAATTGCTGAAGGTAGTGGTACAGGATATTCTAATACTCATGCTTTTACAGGATTAGGTTCTTATAAATTTCTTAAAGCATATATTCAGTTAAGAACAAATAGTAGCCCATCATCAGGTGTATTTTATTGCCAAGTATCAGCAAATAATGGTTCAAGTTATTATTCAAGTAGTAATAATTATTATTGGTCAGAAACTACTAATAATAGTGGGACAGTAACTAATTACACCGCAGGTGGTGGTGGTACTTTATCTACTGGTTGGGAAATTGCTAATGCTAATTCTCCCCCAGGTTTAAATTGGGATGGGGGTGCATTTTTAACTTTAGATTTTCATATGGCAGACAAATGTTGTATGAATTGGAATTTAATGGGACATGGTGGCTGGAATCATACAGCACCAAACAAGAACTGGGCAAATGGTGGAGGTATTATGACACAATCAGCAAATTGTAACGCTTTTAAAATAGTGCATTCGTCGGCTGCTATGTCTTTAGTAGATTATAAAATTCTTGGGGTAAAATAATGGTAACAGAAAGAATACATAATTGTGAAACTAATGAAATTACAGAAGTTCAAATTGATGATGCTATTTGGGCAGAGATGGCAACAAAACCATTAGAAGCAAGAATTGATGCTGTAAGAGTAGAAAGAAATAATTTATTATCTCAATCAGATTGGACACAAACAGCAGATTCACCACTAACACCAGAAAAGAAAACAGAATGGGCAACATATAGGCAACAGTTAAGAGATTTACCATCAACCTTAACTACACAAGAGGATATAAACAATTTAGTATATCCTAGTCAACCTACGGAGTAATATATGAGTTCAATAGTTATACAGGGAGATACCTCTGGAAGCATAACAGTAGAAGCACCTAGCGTTGCGGGTACTCATACCTTAACACTACCTAAAGCTACAGGTAACATAGCTACAGATGCTACTGTTGGGTTAGGTACGAAGAACCTTATCATCAATGGTGATATGAGGATAGCACAGAGGGGTACGAGTGCAACAGGATTAGGTAATGGAGATAATGGATACCATACTATAGACAGATGGCAGTTTTTTGAGAGCGGTGCATTTACTGGTGAATTTACCATGTCTCAAGATACTGATGTTCCAAGTGGAAAAGGTTTTTCGCATAGTCTTAAATTTGATTGCACAACAGCAGACACAACTTTAGCTAGTAATGATTCTATAAGAATATATCATAAATTAGAAGGTCAAAACTTACAACATTTAAAATATGGCACTTCATCTGCTGAAACATTGACATTATCTTTTTGGGTTAAGTCTAATAAGACAGGTTCATATACTGCTTTTATGTATGAATTTGATAACGCATATCAACAATGTCATACTTTTACTGTAGACACAGCAGATACATGGGAAAAGAAAACTATTACAATTAATCCTGATACAGTTAATAGTATTGATAATGATAATGGTGCAGGTTTATTAGTATCTTTTATTATAGGGGCTGGAACTGATTTTACATCAGGAACACAACGAACAGACTGGACTGCTATTCTTAATGCAGATAGCTTTGTTGGTCAAACAGTCAACCTTGCAGACTCTACATCTAATTACATCAATATAACTGGAGTACAATTAGAGGTAGGTGAAAACGCTACACCCTTTGAATACAGAATGTATAGCCAAGAGTTAGCTATGTGTCAGAGGTATTATCAGGAAATTACTAAAACTGCGGGTTATGACAATGTAACAAATGCTTCTGTATGGCAAACAACTAATGCTTTTGGGGTATTTACATGGCTACCAATGAGAGCCTCTCCAACTCTTACAGCTACTTTTACTGATTTTGTAGTTAGGTCAGGTGGAACTTCTTATAATGCTACAAGTGGGAATTTTGCAAATATTAGACCTGATAGGTGTCAATTTAATTTACAAACTTCTGGATTAACAGTTGGTCGTGGTGCTTGGTATACTTTTAATACTGATGCTGTTACCTCACCTCCTCAAAAAATTGCTATAAGTGCGGAGCTATAATATGTATAAAAAAGTAAATGATATAGATGGAAATATAGATACAAGTGTTATTAAACGCATTGAGGATGGCGCTTGTATTCCATTAGACCCAGCAAATACAGACTACCAAGAATATTTAAAATGGGTAGCAGAAGGTAACGAACCAGAACCAGCGGACGAATAACATGTCACCACACGAAGAATTAGTTGCTCACGAAAAACTCTGTGCAGAAAGATATGACACAATACATCATAGATTAGATCGTATTGAAAATATGCTTAACAAATTAATCTGGGGAATCATGGCTGGCTTCGGGGCCATCGTAGTCGCTGTCGTCATGAGTGCATTACACTAATTCCATGAGAGAAGAAGCAGTCATACTAGCATTTGCCTTAATGTTATTATTTACCTATTGTTATTTATTATTTTGATATGGAGACAGAGCATGGAGATATTAATTGCAGTAATCCTACTGACAATATTAGCACTAATGATAGCCTGGATAGCAACCGAGTATCAGATGATATGGAATTGGATCAAGACACAAATAAAAAACCTCGTTCAAAAATGTGTCGCATTGTTACAGACTGTTGTTAACTGGTTGCTACGTCTATGATTAGCGCAATACTTCCTCTAATCTCTACCGTTATTGATCGAGTAATTCCTGACAAGAATGGTGCAGAGAAAGCTAAGCAAGAGATTGAAAAGACACTCATTGATAATGCTAACCAACTTAATCTCGCACAAGTTGAAGTCAATAAAGTAGAAGCAGAACATCGCTCAGTTTTTGTTGCTGGCTGGCGACCTATGATTGGTTGGAGTTGTGCCATTGGAATTTTTTGGCTATTTGTCGGACATCCACTTGTTGTCTATATAGATGGGCTAGACGGTGTAACAAGTCCTATCCCTACAATAAACCATGACATTTTATTAGAACTTACCTTTGCTATGTTAGGCATGGCTGGCCTACGCACATTTGAAAAACTGAAGGGCATTACTAAGTAGTGTACTTAACAGAACACTTTAGCAAAGAAGAACTGTGCCATAGCAACACTGCCATCCGATTGGGTTTGCAAAATGAACCTAACCAGGTGCAACTAACTAATCTTTATAAATTAGCTGAAGGATTAGAGCATGTCAGGTCTAAGCTGGGCGGATTACCTATCATTATATCTAGTGGGTTTAGGTCAATGGACGTTAATCGTGCTGTTGGTTCGAAAGACACGAGCTTTCACACTTTCGGTCTGGCAGCAGATTTTATCTGTCCTCGTTATGGCAGCATTCATGATGTGTTTCATGCTGTGGTATCCAGCTCGATAGAATATGACCAGTTAATCCTTGAACATGATGCCTGGTGCCATGTTGGATTTGCTCAAGGTACAGACAAACCTAGACGACAATCACTCATCATAGATAAGCACGGCGTACGCGCACACAGTTGACCAACAACAGATATAAGATATACTTATAAAGTATTAACTTTGTAGAGAATCTTATGACGAAATATAAATCTGTTTTAGTTATATCAGATCTCCACATTCCCTATCATCACAAAGACGCATTCAAATTTCTCAAGGCACTTAAAGATAAATATAAGCCTGACCTCATAGTTAACATTGGCGATGAGTTAGATCAGCATGCTATTAGTATGCACGATCATAACCCTGATCTGATGTCAGCTGGTGATGAATTAAAATCGTCTCGCGTATATGTAAAAGAATTAGAAAAAATCTTTCCTAAGATGTCCATCGTACACTCCAATCACTCCTCCTTAGTTTATAGACGTGCGTTGAAGTATGGATTACCCAAGGAATATTTACGTTCTTATAATGAGTTTCTTGGTGTCGGCAAAGGTTGGCAATGGGTTGATGACCTACGCATTACCTTATCTGATAACTCAAGATGTTTCTTTACCCATGGTATGTCCTCCACGGTGCTCCAAGTGGCAATGCAGATGGGCATGAATACGATTCAAGGCCATTACCATACCAAGTTCTCTATCGGGTACTATTCAAATCCAGACGCTTTAATCTGGGGCATGCAAGTAGGTTGTCTTATCGATCAGAAATCCATGGCATTTGATTATGCTAAAAACTTTAAGACAAGATTCATTGTAGGATGTGGTATGATTATAGAAGGACAACCAAAACTAATGCCAATGGTATTAAAGGACGGTGGAGATTGGATAGGGAAGATAGTTTAGATGTAGAGTTTTGTTCAGAAGCTGATGAAACACAAGCTGAAGCTTTAGATAAGTTAGTTGGACGTAAAATTTGGAACGTTGAACTGCTAGAAGATGACAAACAATCTATGATTCGTATATTTTTTTCTGAAAATGAAGATGATTATCTCTTAATTCACTGCGAAGGTGCCGATTTATACCTCATAGAACCCAAACCTAAGGCTCTACATTGATTTAGGTGATACTTACCCCTTACCTACATTGAGATCGTGCAACACAGAGCGATTGTGTGCGTTTTAGCTATATTTAGGCAGAATCTAGGCCTAATTTAGGCATAATACGTCACACTATACCTCTACGATCAATGCTTGCCTTGTTATTATTAATTTCATCTAGTCTTTTTTTCACATCAAATGGATTAAAGCCACATAAATAACAACACAAGTCTAATAACTCATTATCTTCTGACGTTAGCCATCGTATTGCGCTGCGTCTAATAAGTTTTGGGGTAGTCCTGTTGGTTGCTTCAAACATTGCATTAATTAATATTGCTTGGTACAGCCTGACTTCATTAAGATAAATATCTGGTTTATATTTTATGTAGTCCTGGTCATCATTGTTTACGCTCATGATATTCTTTCCTATAAACTAATACATTTCTTTATTGTTACGCACATGTTTGCAGCCTATATTGATAGTTCGATTAACGAACATAAGGACTACAATCATGTGGACAAAACCAGCTGCGACTGAAATGCGTTTCGGTTTCGAAGTAACAATGTACGTAATGAATAAGTAATTTGTAATACATGTAATACAAAAGGGCTAGGATTAACCTAGCCTTTTTAGTATCCCATCAACTTTATATTTCAAATCAACGTGGTGTTTACCAATTAGTTTATTAATATTCAGTTTTACTAACTGAACAATCAATTCACGCTTCTTAGCCACATCCACATCCTCTTTACCCTCAATCAACGCTAATAATTTGTTGAGCTGCTCTGCCAATTCATTGTCACTTTGCATTGGCTTTGGATCCTTACCAGGTATCTCAAGGGTTATCGACTTTTTTGCAGGTAATTTACTCGCCATAGATTTTGTTGCTGCATTACCATCGTCATCTTCGGGCGCGATTGCGCAAGCGCTCATCAAACTATAACGACGCGCATAGGTTAAAGCCGAGCCATAACCTTGTGGTGTTTGTTTATCGGCTGGTACATGCAATACGCCCCCTGACATAGACTCACCTGACTCATGTAAAAAGATTGTCTCTATCTTAATACCTGTTTCACATTCATGTGTTTTTTGCACCAAGGCAATGCCGTGATTATTTAACGCATCAATCACCGCTTCAACACAACCCGCAAGATCTACGTACTGGCTCCTAAAGTGTGGGTTAGTTGCTGTTTTTAATGCTGGTGCAAATTCTTTTTGCGCCTCTACGAAGGCTTTAGCAATCGCCGATATTGTTGTCATGTTCCTCTCCAAAATATAGTTTAATCATTTGTTCACGTTTATCTCTACTCTTGATATTTTTATAAATCAATTGTAAAAAATTTTCAGTATCTTCAGCGCTAGGTGTCATGCTATGGTCATACTGATTGGAACCATTGTTATTGATATCACTCATTGTTTAACTCCCTGTCACGTATACGTAACTTAGATTGACGAATTGTGCGAGCTGGTTTAGCTGGCACGACTTTTTCAGGCACTGCCTTGTAGTTAATGGTAGGCCATGA